TCTGTTGCCGTGTCTAAATTGATACAACATAACGGCAGCCTTTTTCTACCCCTTAACGATGAACACCCCCGTGTGCATTTTTGCACACCCCTCATAACGATGCCGTATGCACCGTTACGGAGTAAGGTATTCGGTTTAATTGCTGCCTATGCGTACATTGCGTTCTCTGCATGAAACAGGGATTTATCTATTTGCTTTCAGCGTATATGTTGCTCCCCAGTTTTTAAGTACTTCAACCGATGAAAACCCAGCAGCAAAGAGTGCTTCTTTTTCATGTTCAATGGTCAGCGGTGTGTCATAGTGATAGGATTCGTTATCCGGCAATTTCTGTTCCTTTTTTAAGCGTATCAAATCCTGCCTGTGCGTATATTCTTCCTCATCCGACATTGCAAAATAATCTGTGAGAATAAAATAACCGTCCGACTTCAACGCTGTTCTCAATCTTGTATAAAGTGGTATTTTCTCCTCTTTTGTGAAATGATGCAATGATTCAACCGAAACTGCAGCATCAAATATGTACTCACCGAACGGCACTTCAAAATACGAGCCTAAGATCAACGAAAGTTCTTTTCCTCTAAATTTTTGTTTTAGTGCGCTAAGCATACCCGGTGCAAGATCAATGCCGGTAATCTTCGCTGTTGGATTCAGCAAAAAGAATTCTTCCAATTCCAATCCAGTACCACAGCCTAAATCAAGAATACGAGCGCCCACCGTCTTGGGAAGACAATTCGCCGTATATGGATAAAACTCATGCGCTGATTCTATGCAGTTCAATTGATGATCATCGTAGCCGTCCAACCGGGTGTCAAAAAACTCATCCATTTTTTCAAGAAGTGTTTTATTTTTCAATTCCGCTCTTGATGCTTTCCACTCTTCCTTCGATATGCAGGTGATATGTTCTGTTCTTAGAACACCCTCTAATGCACACGGTACATTCGTGGTGTGATGATAATGAAATCCACACTTCTCCTGGACTCGCTTAGACTTTACATTTCCGTCAAAGTACCCGCACCAAATTTTCTCAAGCCGCAAGTTCTCAAAGCCATAACGCATTATCTCACGAACCGCCTCCGGAATAAGCCCTTGCCCCCAATACGGAACGCCAATCCAGTACCCGATTTCACCCTCCGTATCAGGAATACCAATATTGCTTGCTTTACCGAGCATCAATCCAATGCTGCCAACCGGATGTCCCGTCTCCTTTAGAACTACGGCATATGTTTCCGGTTCAGAAAGCACACCTTTGATAATTTCTCGACTGTTTTCTACGCTCGTATGAACAGGCCATCCGGCAATCGGTCCCACATCGGGGCTGCTGGCGTATTTATATAAATCCTCGGCATCGCTTTCTTCCCAGCGGCGCAGGATCAATCTTTCTGTTTCAAGTGTCATACTTTGTCCTCACTTCTTCTTATTCTTCGGAACAGGAAACTCCTAATACATTTATTTCAGAACCTCTGTGTACTTATGTTGATTCACCAAAATTCAAAAATGCTTATGATACCAGTCTATCAATTCCTGCGTATTCGATACTTGATTCAAGATCTCGTCTCCTCCTTCAACAATCTTGTAATATTCGTTTTTGAAATTATCGTATGTTACCTCGATGAACTCCCACTCGCCCTTAGCAAAACCTTCTGAGATAAAAGTGAAACCAGTGTCCGTTTTCCTGCCAAGGTGTCCTTCTATCATGTGGCCACGTTCACCAGGTGTGTAGAAACAAATTCCCTGAAAGCCGCGAAATGCCGAATCCACAGATAGGGCGAGACTGTGCGCTTTTTCATCTCCCGCCATTTTTACAGCATATATTTTATCCTTATCAACCCAAATATCCATACTACAAGCACTTCCTATCTTTAAGCGGAACCCCTTTTTTATCATTCAATGTTGCCGGATCTCTGTATACCATTGTGTTATATCTCCTCCCGTTTTATATATTTCAGTTCAATATCGTATCCCAGCGATTCCAGCATCTGTACGAAAGTCTTATTTACAATATTCTCGTTTTTCTTTATAAGCCGATTCACATAGGACGGAGTGGTGCCCACGTCTTCCGCCAGTTTCGCCTGCGTGGTTCCTGCTTCTATACATTTTACCTTTACATCGACTTCAATATTGTACTTCAGCATTAACTTCACCTCGTCTAACTATTGTGAAATAAATTGCACTAATTATGTAATTTATTGTAACACAAATTTTACAATAATTCAATGCCATAATAAAAAAAGGCACTCTGCCACAGCCGAGTGCCATTCCTGTCTGTGTATCTGTTATGCTTGTATCTCCGAGCCGTCCCGGAATGTGACCGTGATCTCCTTGTCCCTGCCGACCGTGATGAACTCGACCATACTGCCCCAAAGGCTGCCGTCAAACTCGCTGATGGTGCCGCCTTGGGCTTTCAGCACCTTGATGAAGTCCGCCAGCCGTTCGCTCTGCGCTTCCTTTGCAGAGATGGCGGCCACCACCTCATCGTACCGTGCCTTCGCCGTATCGTACCGTTGCACAAGCCCATCGTAGCGTTTCTGGTACTCGTCCTGGTCCTGCGCGACACGGGCATTCTCCGCCACGATGTTCTGCGTCATTTCCACAAGCACCGCCATCTCTTCCTCCAGCTTGCCCTTTTCTTCCTGCAGGGCATCTGTGACGCAGAGCGTTTTGCGGATGATCTCCGCATTGGCGATGATCTCCTTCTTCTCGGTCACGAGCTGGTTGTACGCCGATACGAATGCCGCCTTGACCTCATCCTCCGTAACAGGGGGAGTCTGGCACTTCTCGCCGTTGTACTTGCGGTTGCAGCGGTAGATGACCTTGCGGTAGCGGTCTGTGGAATGCCAGACCTTCGAGCCGTACCAACCGCCGCAGTCGGCGCACTTTATCTTGTTGGAGAAGATGCTCACGCCACTGTAACGTGAACCTCCCTTTGTGCGCTTGGCAAGCTCCGCCTGCACCATGTCGAATACCGCAGGGCTGATGATTGCCTCGTGATTGCCCTCCACATAGTATTGCGGGACCTCGCCCTCGTTCTTCTTCATCTTTTTCTGCAGGAAGTCCACTGTGAACTCCTTCTGCAAAAGTGCATCTCCTTTATACTTCTCATTTGAGAGCATCCGGCGCACCGTCTGTTGGTTCCACACGTCCTTGCCTGCAGGCGTTTTGATGCCCCGGCTCGTCAGTTCTGCGGCGATGGAATGCGGCGTCATGCCCTCAAGGAACAGGTGGAAAATCAATCGCACGGTTTCTGCCTGTTCGGGATTGACCACGATTTTGCCCGTTTCTTTATCCTTGTCCAGTCCGAGGAAGCGACTGTAGGCAAAGCTGACCTTGCCGTCCGCCATGCGTTTGCGCTGTCCCCAGGTGACGTTCTCGGAAATGGAACGGCTTTCTTCCTGCGCAAGGCTCGACATGATGGTGATGAGCAACTCGCCCTTGGAATCCAGCGTCCATATGTTTTCCTTCTCAAAATAAATCTCGATGCCCTCGTCTTTAAGTTTTCGCACCGTGGTAAGGCTGTCCACCGTGTTCCTTGCGAAACGGCTCACGCTCTTGGTGATGATGAGATCGATTTTCCCGGCAAGGGCATCGGCGATCATCGTCTTGAAGCCCTCGCGCTTTTTTGTGGTCGTTGCGGAGATTCCTTCGTCCGTGTATATGGCAACGAACTCCCAATCGTCCCGACCCTTGATGTAGTTGGTATAGTAATCGACCTGCGCCTCGTAGCTCGTGCTCTGGTCTTCGTGGTCGGTCGAAACGCGGGCATATCCGGCAACGCGGCGTTTCTTCGTGCTGTTGATCGGCGCGGATGTATATCGGCTGATGGTAGCCGGTATCGCCGTTACTTTTCTTTGCGCCATGCTTTCCCACGCTCCTTCCGTAATTGCTTCATGTGTTCGCTCATCTGCCGCCGTCTTTCAGGCGTGTAAGCCCCTTTGATGGATTCCTTGAATTTGGTTCTCTGCTCATCCGTCCACGGCCTGCCTACCCGTTTCGGCTGCACCCATGTGCGTCCGACCGTACCGCCGTCCTTGAAATGGAAAACCATCTCCGATGCGGAAAGCACATCGATATGGTCTATCCGCTTTTCAAACTCGGCATCATCAAATTCGGGAATGCCGAGCGTCTCCGCTATAAAGGGCTTCAGCACATCCTCCCGCAAGCCGACCGTACCGCAGCCGTTCCGCTCCGCGCACCGCCAGTAGAACGCCTTACCGCTTTCCGAGGTGGCTGACGGCTGTGAAGCCCTGCGGA